GCTCCATCTGCCCGGGCCCGCGCGCTGGGCCGCCGCCGATCTGGTGCAGCGCGGATCCCAGGTGCGACTCAACTGCCCAGGTACCGAGCACCAAGTTCTCGGCCGCCTCGGAGTACAGCCCGATAAGCAGCAGTGCAGGCCGGATCACGCCCATGCGGAGATGTTGCGCGTTGATCATGCGTCCTCCGGTACCGGCTTATCGCCGTCATCCTTGCGAGCGGGATCCGGCGCGCGCTTGCCCGCCGGCGCCGCCGAGGGAATGCCACGGGCGTTCTTCTCCCGAATCCACCGCGCCTGCTGATCGAGGGTTACCAGTGGGTTGCCACCGCGGCGGCGCACGATCTCCGCGCCGCTCGCGTAGGCCCGGTCCTCGAGCACGCTCCAGGCCTCCGCCTCTTTGACCGGGTCGATCCACGGCATCTGCGCGGCGATGAATTCCGCGTCGAACAGAGTGGCTTGGTCGACGTCTGCTGGAACGCGCAAGGCACCGGACGCGATCGCCGAGGCGACAAACGTCTCCCACACCGGCCGGACAAACCGACCGATGAATTCGTTGGCCAGCACGCCGTAGGCTCCCCAGCCCTCGACGAGCTCCTGACGCTGGGAGCTGTACGTGCCGTTGTAGGTCCGCGCGATGCTGCTGTACGTGGGCCCGGTACCCGCTGCAACAGCCTTCAGCTGGCCAGACCGGTAGGTCTCGAGATTCGGGTTCGGCCGGCTCGTGTCGATCGTGCCGATCTCCTCGCCCGCGCGCAGGTCGTCGAACACCATGCCGGGCCGGAACTTCAGGCTGCGCGGCTGATCGGGCTTGTTCGGGTCCGGCAGGTCGTACTGCTCGGGTGCGCCCTTCTTGATGAAGGCCGCCATGCTGGCCGCGATCTTGGCGGCGATCCGCTCGGACTCCTCGTAATCTTTCAGGTCGTCAAAGCGGCCGAGCACCGAGGCGAACACCGACACACCGCGCAGCTGGCGGATGCGATCGACGAGCGCGATGTGCAGCATGTTCTGCGCCGGGATGCGCTTCGTCTGCCCGAGCGCGGCGATGCTCACGACCTCGAGCGGATTGATCTTGTAGACGTGGTACGCCACCGGCGCGCCCCACGCGTTGAGTTCGATGCCCTGGGAAATGAGCGGCTGGACGGACTGCATATCCATGGGGACAAAGTCCGCCTCCAGCAACTCGATCGAGAACGGCACCTGAGTACCGTGATCGAGGTAGGGCACCCGACCCGCGAGCAGCTGGCCGAACCCCTCCCCGTCGCGCAACCAGGTGCGGCATTCGATGCGCTGCGCGCTCGCCCAGTCGTGGCGCCGTGTGACCTCTGGACAGCGACACCAGTCCCGCCACAGGCGCAGCAGGGTGTAGGCGAACTCGTCGTGGATCTCGCGGCTCGCGTTCATCGGCTGCGGCTCGATGCCGATGCCGTTCGCACCCACGATGTTCTGCACGAGCGTGCCGAGTACCCCGCGCGCGAGGTCGTAGTTCTGCTCGAAATGCCGGGCCTGCTGGCGCAGGGTGGCGCCAGCGCGCAGGACGGCGTCGTTGCCGGTGCCCGTCTCGCGCCGTTGCTTGCGTTGTGCGTCCGGCTTGGCCGCCTCGTAGTAGGCGAGTGCGCGGCGCGCGTGGTGCCGGCGCAGACCGGCAATCGGATCCACCCAGGTGACGAGCCGGTCAGCCAGGTTCATGGTCGTCAGTCATCCGAGAAGTCGGCGAGTTGGTGCCGGGGAGCGGAGCGGCCTGGGGTCGCCGAGGCGGCCAATACCGCAGCGACCTGATCGCGCGCCGTGAGCAGCTCATCGATCGAGCGATAGGTCACGTCTCGTTCGCCGATGCGCACGCGCAGCTCGCCCGAGGCGATGGCGCGGTCGATCGCGTCGATGTCGGCGCTGGTGAAGGCCATGGGCGGGAGGGTAGGCGCGAGCTATTGCCATTTCTCGCCGTTTTGGCAATTTCCGCGCGGGCCCTGGATGATCCGGTAGAACGTGCGCATGCTGATCCGATAGCGATCCATGACCTCGGCGCGGTTGCGCCCGGTGAAATCACGGCGCACCCCCTCGTCGCGCACAGTCCGCGCCAGCTCGCGCTTACCGATGTACATCCCGCCCATGCGCCGGCTCAATCCGCGCGCCAGGTGGTCGGCCAGCGGTACGGCGACGTCCTCGGGGAGCCCAAGCGATTCGCGGATGATCCGCGTGAGCTCGAACCGGAAGGAAACGGCTACATCATGTTCGGCGCTCAAAGGACCAGTCTCCGTGTTCGTGTTGTGGGGGCAGTGGCGCGGGTACCGGCGGCGCAGGCCTCGCCGATGTGGTGGTGTCCTCGGCGGTGGCGACGAGCGGCACGAGCTCCGCGCCCTCGAGCGACTTCCCGGCACGCTGCAGCATCGCCAGCATCGCGAAGTTGCCGACCATGCAATCGAGTGCCTCGTTGCGCGCGCGCGTCTGGACCCACTCCTGGTAGGGGCGTGAGCCGCGCTTGCGCGTCACCAGCTTTTCGGCGGCCAGCTGCGCGAAGTATTCGTCGTCGAAATCGGCCGTCTTCGGGAAGTGCACGACCTTGGGCCCGCGGCCGGACACCTGGTCGCCCGCCACCTTTAGCCGGGAAAACAGCAGCGACTTGCCCTGGTCGACTCCGAGCAGCTCGACATACGCACCCTTGCGCCGGCGCGTGCGCAGGCGCTGCTTGCGCCGCTTCTCGTCCTCGATCAGCGGCCGGGCCATGCCCGGCTGGCCCTTGGTCGGTACCACCCAGCGCCGCTTGTCGCAGAAGGCGTACACCATCGACGCGTTGAAGCCGGAGTCCACGCCCGCCTGGTCGATGCGCCGTTCCCGCAGGTACACATCGAGCTCGTCCCACACGGCGGTGTCCGCGGTGTCGCCCTCGTGGATTTCGTGCTCGAGCACCCAGGCCTCCTCGCCCGGGCCCCAGCCCACGACCGTGGTTTCGAGGCGGTCCTTCTGCACGTCCGTCCAGCTGGTGCGCAGCGCCAGCGGCAGCCGGTCGGGGAACTCCTCCAGCCGCGCGATCAGCTCGAGATCGGCAATCGAGTCGCCCTGCTCTTCCCAGGTCTCGGCCAGCGTGGTGTTGACGAAGCGCTTGAGCTTGGCGGTGTCACCGTGCGCGTCCTGCCACTTGGCCCAGATCTCCGCCCAGGTGAACCCGAGACCGAGCGGCGAGTAGAGCCCCGAAATCCAATAGCCGCGGACCTTGCGTTCCGGGTGCCGCGCGATCCAGCGCCCGCGGGCGAGCATCTGCGCCTTGAAGTGCTCCTCGATCAGCACGCCGCAGTGACGGCACGCATAGCGGACCAGCCCTGTCGCCTGGCTGTACACCAGGCCGTAGGTGCCGTCCGGGTGGCGCCACTTCAGCACCTGGTACTCGCTGCAGTGCGGGCACGGGACGTGGTACTCGCGCTGGTCGCTCGCCTCATAGGCGCTCTCGATCCGGCTCATGCCCTTGACGGTCGGCGAGGACACCAGCAGCGTCTTGCGGCGCGAGAAGGTCTTTTGCCGCTCCTCGATCAGCCCGAGCGGGTCGCCCTCCTGGCCGACCTCCCACTGGAAGCGATCGACCTCGTCGCACAGCACGTTCTTGATCGGCATCGAGGCAAGCGAGGCGGCGGAGTTCGCGCCGCCGATGACGGTCATGCCGCCGGGGTAGTCCTTGATGTCCTCCGATTGCGCCGCCGCGCGCGAGCGCTTGCCGCCGAATATCTCGCGCAGCGCGGGCGTTTCCTCGAGCATCGGATCAAGCCGCTGGCGCACCCAACGCTTGCGCACCTCCAAGGTCGGTACCACGACCAGCATCGGCGCCGGCGCGTGATCCATCGTGTAGCCGATCCAGTTGAGGCCGACCTCGGTCTTTGCCACCTGGGCGGCCCACATCAGCACGACGGTCTGCACCGGTGAGGTGACCGAGAGACAGTCCATCGGCTCGCGCGTGTAGGGCGCGCGGTCCGTGCGCCACGGGCCTGGTTCCGCCGAGGCCTTCTTGGAGAGCACCCGATGGCTGTCCGCCCACGACGAGACGCTGGTGCGCACGCGCGGCCGGCAGCTGTGGGCGAGCCGGCCGTAGAGGTAGCGCAGCCCGTGCGTGAGCGGCGCGGTCGAGCGGCGGGCGGGGGCGATCAACACAACGCCTGCACCTCCTGTGCGCGCCTTTCCCACCGCTCCTCGGCCGACTGGTCAGCGAACTCGTGGTCAGCAGGGTTCGGGTAGCCGTCCGGGGGGTAAACTACGACCGGCCCATGTGCACCACAGAACGAACAACTGATGGCCGCCAGGCGATGCCCGTACGGGTGGCTGCGATAGCTATGCCCAACGTCGTTACTTCCGCAGAATGGACAGTTGCGCATGACAAGCACCTCTTGGAAAAACGAGCTGGAATACCCGACTTACCCCTGCAAATACTGCAAGGGACTGGGATGGAAAGTCGGCTACTACACCGACGCCGGCGGCGCGCCAAAGTACCCATTCGTTTGCGTCGGATGCGGAAAGCGCACACAGCACTTTGCGAAGCGAAAAGCGGTCGAAGCAGCAGGGGTAGAGCCTGTGCCGCTCTCGCCGATGACCATGCCGTTCGTCTGCGAGGTGTGCAATACCAGTGGAGCGGAGCGCCACCACTGGGCCCCTTCCTCGCTGTTCGGATCCGAGGCCGATAAGTGGCCGACCTCGTATCTGTGCCGTGCATGCCATGAGCGTTGGCATCGCACTGTCACGCCATCGCTCAACGCGAACTGACCGGATCGATTGGCTCACGCTCATGGTGTGAGCGTCTCCATGCGCCGCTTGATGAGCGCCCCGAGCTCGCCGAGCAGGTCCCGCCCGCCCTCCTCGAGGGTCTTGTGGATCGCGCTGTAATCGCCCTGGTGCGCGGCGATCATCCCGCTCAGGCGATCGGGCAAGGCCTCCAGGAGGTTGCGCAGCATCGCGATCACGTCATCGAGCACGAAGTCGACCTGGGCGCGCTCGAGCACCGCGCCGCGCAGCTTGTCGACCTCGAGCGCCTCGCGCTCGGCCTTGTGGCGCTGCAGGTCGATCGTCGCCCGGCGCAGCTGCTCGCCCAGCACCGTGGCGACGCTGGGCTCCGCCGGCGCGGGCGGGGTGGCCTCCTCCTCGGTCACAGCAGGCTCCACGGCCGCCGCTGGCTCGCCAGGCGGCGCGGACGCAGGGTCCCCACCCCTACCGGCCGCCCTCGCCTCGTCAAACTGCGCCTTGCGCGCCTGGTGGTGCGGCAGGGGGCTTTCCGTGGCCGCCCGCATGCGATCGGCGGTGGCCGGATCGAGGAGCCCCTGGGCATCCGCAGCGATGCGCCCGTTCCTCAGCCAGCGGCTCACGGTCGAGCGGTTGACGCCGCACAGGCGGGCGAATTCGACGGGGGTGACCGGGTTACTCATGGGCATTCCTGAAAAACCACGCCAACTACGCCACCCACCACGCCTGAAACCACGCCGTAAGTCTTTGATACACGCCACAAACCACGGCAACCACGTCACACACGCGCGTATATGAGATGTGTGTGTTACGAAAAACGCGGACAGATTTCGCACGCGCATACGTGCGAACAGGCGTGGTTGGCGTGGTTATGGCTTCGCTGCTGGGCTGGTGCCGTGGTTTCAGGCGTGGTGGGTGGCGTGGTTGGCGTGGTTTCATGCGCCGGCCGCGAGCGCCATGTCGAACGCGAAAAAACACGCGGTGAGCCACTCGGCCTGGGATTCAAACCGATCGCGCAGCAGCTTGGCCTGCTCGCCGGTGCGGCAGTGGCGCACGGCGTCGGCGACCGCAGCGGCCGAGGGGATCACCATCTTCCGGTTCTTCGTCGTACGGTCGGTGAGGCTCACGTACGTCGGTGTGCTGACGCCGGCGCGCCAACCCGGAAGCTTGTTCGCCAGGCTTATCAGTTCCTTGGCCCCGCGCTTGCGCTCCCCGTGCGATTCGCACCAGCGCTCATAGGCGCTGTAGAGCTGCGACCCCATGCACGGCACAAACGGCAGCGGCTCCCCGTCGCGCCCGTCGACCTCGAGCGCGATCCACTCGCGGATGAAGCGGTCCTCGCTCGACATGCCGAGCTCGATCAGGTCCTGCTTGGCCGAGGTCATGGGCGGCTTGGTCCACGGCTTGAAGTCGCCGAGGTCCAGCTCGAGCAGGTAGTGATGCAGCGCCGCTACGCCACCGCTCTCGATCTCAGCATTCACATCCGCAAAGAACCGGTCATCGAGTTTCGGCGGGGTAAAGATCACCAGGTGGCGCCGGTCGTCGTTCTCCAGCACCAGCGGCATCCGCTCGTTCGAGAGAAACACGATGTTCATCTGGTTGCGCTCGTTGTGCGCCGCTATGTTCTTCGGGTTGACCCGGATCGTGTGCCCGGTGATGAAGCCCTTGAGTCGGTTTTTGATGTGGTACATGTCGCCGCGGGCGAGGACCTCGTCGCCCACGATGAACAACTTCTTCTCCGCCCAGTCGGCGTTGAACTTGTCCTCGAGGGCCTCCTGCCCCAACACCCGCGCGTAGGGCCCGAAAATCTGCGCGTAGGCCTCGAAGAACCGGCTCTTGCCCGTGCCCTGGGGGCCGTGCAGTACGATCGCGCTGTGCATCTTGGCGCCGCGGTGTTGCAGCGGGTACGCGAGCCACTTCAGGATCCAGGCGAACACATCGGCGCGCGTGGTTTCGTTGCCGCACATGTACTCGAGCAGATCGAGCAGCGCGGTGCACTTGCCCTCGCGCGGCTCGGTCGGCCAGCCACCGAAGAGGTTGCACCGGATTCCGGGTTCCTTCTCGGTCGGGTCGAATCCGATCTCGGTATCGCGCGCGACGCGCCAGCCGGGGTGATCGCGCAGCGTCTCCCACCCGTGCCGCGGCAGCAGGTTCACGACGTCGCGCTTGTGGATCAGGCGCCGCTCGACGGCATCGAACAGCACCTCGCCACCCAGCCCGTACGTGCCCCAGTAGCGCGCCACCGCCTCCTCGATGGTCAGGCGCGAGACCATCTGGCCATCTTCCCCGACCCCCGTTTGGGTTCGGGCGCCGCGCACCGATTGAGTCTGCCACCCTAGCGCAACGAGCTTCGCCTCGATCTGACGCGCAACCAGCGGAAGGCCACCGCCTGGGAAATGCTGCAGATCGTTGTAGTCGGTGAGCTTTTTGCCGCCGCGGTCTGCCGGAAACTCGGGGGCAACCCATGCACCACCCACGGCAAGCGCCGCCGCGGCCGCGGCCGCACAGCCAGGGTTACCGTCGGTGAGGAAATCGTCGTCCGCGCAGATCAGGATCATCTGCAGGCGGTAGGCCTTCTTGATGGCGGAGGCGACGTGCACCAGGTTGCCGGCATCGAAGGCGATCGCGACCGGCAGGCCGGTGGCCTCGTGCAGTGTTGCGCCCGTCGCGTACCCCTCGCACACCAGGCAGATCCCCGCGGCGCGCGCGCTGCCGATCAGGAACCAGCGCCCCTGCTTGCCCATCCCAGGCGGCCAGTACTCCTTGTCGCGGCCGGTCTTGCGCCGGCGCGGGTGGTGGCTCGGCAGGATGAACTGCAGGCCCTGCACCTCGCGGTTCGCGTCCATCATCGGAACGACGAGCGCACCGGTGTCGGTGTACCTCAGCCCCCAGCTCTTGATCTGCTTGCGATCGAGGTAGTCCACCGCCACACCAGGTGGCGGCGTGGTGTGGGACTTGCCCCAGACGGCGGCCGCGCGCCGCGCCGCGCGATCGATCTCGCGCTGTCGCGCCGCCGCGGCAAGCCGCTTCTGCTCCTGGTGGCGCTTGCGCATCGCGTCGCGGTCGGCCGCGCTGAGGCGATCGCCCGTCGAGAACACGATGCGCCCGCGGTCGTTGCTATTGCCTCGGAAGATTCCGAAGCTGCCGGTGAGGTAGCTGTTACCGTTCGGTGCGCGCCATTCGTCCAGGATGTACCAGGCGCGCTTCTCGCGGTGGTCGTCGACGGTCCAGCACCGGTGCACGCGACCGTCGATGATGAGGTCGCGATCGCGCCACACCAGGCCGAAGGCGCGGAGCTGGTCCAGGGCGTCGTCGTAGTTGATCATCGCTCGGTCGCTCGCGCCCGGGCCCAGTGCTTCGCGAAGAGCGCATCCAGGTCGCGCTTCACGATCACCGCGCCGAAGGCATCCAGGTCGAGGCGCTTGCGGTAGCGCGTCGCGCTCACCACGATCAGGATCGGTTTGATGCCACCGCGCGTCACCTGCCACACCCCACGCGGGAGGTGCGCGGTGCGCCCGGTACCAGGTGACCAGAAGAAACGTCCCGCACGCGCCACGTTGCGCCGACTGCGGGTGCTGTTCGTTGACCTGGACGTGGAATCGCTGAGCCCCAGCTGGCTCATGATCTGGGCGATCTGCCCCGGGCTGATGTTGCCGTACGCGTCGGTGCGTGCGCCCTTCCCGATCACCAGCCACTCGCCGCGATTCAGGAGGCCCCTGCGCTGCAGGTGCATCTCGATGCCCTTGCGACTGCGCTCCCCGCCGTAGAAGTGGTGGTAGAGCTTCTTGTCGGGCCCGCCCTCGGACAGGCGCTTCGAGCTCAGGTAGTCGGTCATCCCGACCTCGACGTGGAGATCGTCCTTCGTCGCCTTCTTGCGCACGAACCAGGACGAGGTCGTGTAGCGCGTGGGGCGGTCGAAGATCTCGGTCAGCTTCGTGCGGCCTTCACGCATCAGCGTGAACGAGAGGTCGTTCATCGCGCGCATTGTCACGAAGCGTGCGTGCTTCTCGCCGTTGCGGATCGCTTCCAGCGCCTGGTCGAAGCCTTCGACCTTCAGACTGATCATTGGTGTTGCCTATGCACGACGGCTGGACCCTAGCGGCATTGCGGGCCTCGCATTACC